CTTTGTCGTCTCCTTTAATTTCTATTTTATATGTCATTATTTCAACTCCTCAATATTAATATAACTATAATTTTCACTATCCATTACATTTTTTATTTTAATAAACACATCTATCATTGTGCCAATAACTGTGAGTATTCTTTTATTACCTCCAAACAATTCATCTTGATACAACGTAACTTTCCAATTTCTAACATTAAAATTATAATTCTCCATATTTTACCCCTTTTTTCCCCTTATTATTTTTAAAAATTCTATTTTATCGTTTTCTGTTAAATTCCAATTTTTTTGTACATTATCTATTAATTCTTTTATCGCTTCTTTGTTGTGTGTAAGCATATATTTAAAATATTGTCTTTGTAGTATTGGAATCCAAAATTTATTAAATTCTTCTGTGTAGTTATCATCTTGATAAACTACTTTACCTGCTTTTTTCATAATTTTATTTATTAATACTAAATTATCTTTATACCCTAATAGATAATTGAGTTCTTCTTGTAACTCTTGATTTTGTTCTTTTAATTTTCTATTTTCATATTCTAAGTCATATACTTTTTGTTCATAATCCCTCATACAATTTCTCCATAATAGTCTATTTTAGGTTTATATTTCAGTAAAATATAAACTTTTTCATACCTGTTGCTGTTAATATATAATTCTTTTATTAGATTTTTTCTTAAAGTTTTACTTATTATTTTTAAAGTACTAATTGTTTTGCCTTCGCAACATCTATCCATTACCTCGATTATTTCTTTTTCCATTATTACACCTCTATTTATTTGTTTACCCCAAACTCGCCACTACAAACTCGGGTAAACAATGTAAAGTAGTAAGTTGCGACTATCTCTTTCCATTATGAAAGGAGGTTAGAAAGTGGCTTTTTAAATTTCTTCTATATCTATTCCATATTTTTTAATAAAAAGTTTTTTCTTAAGCTTGTACACGTCTGTTTTAGTGGCATTTCCACCTTTTACATCAACTACATGTAATCCGTCTTTATCTTCATATACAAAGTCTGCATAGTATGATATTTCACGTATTTTTTTTCCATTAAAAGTAAAGCTGGCTTGTAGGATATATTTTTTTTGTAATTCTAAATTCCATATAAGGCCAGCATTTTGCATTAGTTTTAATTTTGTATAATAATTTCCTTCACGCTTTGAGTCGAAGAGTATACCGTCTATTGTTGTTTTTTTATTGTGATATTTGTTCATTTTGAGGCCTTCCGCATGCTCTAAGAAAATTATGTTTAAACTTCATAAAATCATTTCTATACACTCTTTTAAAGCAATAATCACAATATACAAAATCAACCTTATTAGGTACTATAACAGTATGCCCACATTCACATTTATGTTTTATCTTCGCAAGTTCGTTCATTATTTTAATTTCATTCTTCATAATCAGCCCCACATCGCTTTCATTTCTTCTATTTGATTAGGTGTCATTGTTTCTATTCCTAATTGTTTAGCTTCGTGTACTACACCGTCTATAAGTACACTCATTTGTTTAGTGTTCATCTCAGAACTAGGCAGATATGCTTTATATGACTTATATAGCTTGTTTCCTCTTTTGATTGTGCTTTCAACGTCAAAATATTTAATCAATCCTTTTATATCTTGTTCTGCTGGTAATAAAACACTATAAGTTTCACTATAAAATCTAAGCATTTCCATATGTACTAATTCTTTGGTTTGGTTTAAAGCTCCAGCTATTTTATTTACTAATACCCAGTAATAAGCATTCGCATCTAATGATCTCTTTCTTTTATGTTCTTTTACTTCATATTCTTTACTATCATCACGAGTTGCTAAGTAGACAATTAATTCGTTTGGCTTTCCAATCATTTTTACTCCAAAAAGTTGTCATCTAAACTTACTTGTTCTCCGAATTCAGCAAATGGGTCTTCATTTTGCACAGTATTAATCATTTCATTGTTGTTATCTGATGAATTTTGAACAGTATTTCCATTTTTTTGTGTATTTTTACTTTCTAGGAATGTTACATTGTCTGCTACTACTGACCAAGTATTACGATTATTACCGTCTTTGTCTGTATACTTTTCTGTCTGTATTCTTCCCTCTATTGATACTAAACTGCCTTTATTTAAGTAATTACATACATTCTCAGCTTGTTTTCTCCAGCATTGTACTGGAATAAAGTCCGCTTTCCTTTCTCCCTCAGCATCCTTAAATTGTCTATTTATCGCTATATTAAATCTTGTTGTCGCTACGTTTGTAGTTGTATATTTTAATTCTAAGTCTTTTGTTATTCTTCCTACTAAACATACTCTATTCATTCTTTTTATCTCCTAATTCTTTTATAAATAAATCCATTTCATCTATTAAGCAGTCCGCTTTTGGTTTATTCATGTGCTTATAAAAGCAAAGTACAAAGGCTATTAAAAGTGTTAGCCATATAAACCCTATAAAACTACATATTACTATTGCTATTTTCATTTTTCTTACCTCCTAAATTAATACAATATCTCCATCTTGAATACACTGAGAACATAAATAGCCACAGCCACCCCCAATAGCTTCACTTGTATCTTCGAGTTCATCTTCTTTAAACCATTCTTCACATTGATCGCATTCTCTTAGTTCTTCTATGTCATCACTTCCACATACCGGGCATTCTTTAATAGTGCATTCATGAGAAGTTGGAAATAAATGACTTACTCCATATTCACTTTCAAATGTTGTTTTTCTCATTTTTGGCTCAGGAAATTCATTTTTACAGTCATTACATAGCCACATTTTCATCAGCCCTTACATTACTTAAATCAATTTCCATATTTAAATATTCATCTATAATTTGGTTTCTTAATTCTTCATTATTCCCAGCCATTTTTAAAGCAATTTTTCCTAATTTTTCATAACTGCTTTCATATACTGCTTCTTGATTTTCTGGTACTACATTCTTAATTTTTTGATTTTCAGCATATAAATCATGCCAGTCATCATCAATCATATTTACCGTTCTAAGCTTTCCTTCAAGTCTTTTTAATTGGTCATAGTTAAGGTTTGCTAAACTTGTCCATAGTTGCTCATTAACTTTTAATTCTAATGAGGTTTTAACTATTCCCATTTTTCTGATTAATTCGTTTATGGAACTCTTAACAACACTCATAGCATCTGATTCTTTAACAAAAATGTTTGTTGCTATTTCAACTCTCTTGTTAAGTTCTTTGTTACGTTCTACATCTTCTCCACTTGCTATAGAATTGTCTATTCCAAATCCTGCAAAACCTAAAGCTCTTCCTACGGCTGACGTTTCACAGTTTTCAATCATTGATGTTGAATTAACCATTCCTTTTTTTATTTCACTTGCTCTACCTGTTGCTATAATATCTCCTGTTTCGTCTCTAATAATTGCCTTAATTCTTGCTGTATTGTCTGTTAATTCCTCTATTTCAGTTTCAACTGTTCCATTTGGATAAACTTTTCTAAAAGCTTTTACCCTTTCATTAACCGTTGCATAATCTTTATTCCCAATTTTCATTGTGTTTATTTCATTGTTTGCATCTTCTATTTGTTTATAACTAATTCTTAATTCTTCCATTATTTGTCTCCCTCTTCTTTTAGAAAATATTTTTTAACATGTGTAGTTGTCCCAAATCTTGTTACAACTTCTATCCATTCATCTTCTATATCGTAATTTATTCTTAACTGTCTTATGTATTCTGATAATCTTGTACACCCTAAATCAATGAATGCTTGAAAGGTTGTTATACTTCCAAATCGTTTTATATAATTTAAAATTCTTTCCCTCATATTCCTTTTAATCTTTCTTCTAATTCTTTTATCTCATCATAGCTAGCTGGTGTTTCTTCAATCTCTTTTCCATACCATACCGTCTCATACGCATCTATGTTTTCCTCTACTTGATTAATTGTAGGAAAGTATGGATATTTTTTTATACACGTAATAATAGCGTCTTTTAATTTTTTGGTTTCTATTTTTTTTAATTCTTCATACCAAATTTTTATAATATTGTCTGATAATTTTTTATTATAATTTTCTTCTAGTAAGTTAATTGTCTCCAAAAATTCTTTTTTCTCTATCATCTATACTCTCCTCTGTCTCATTATTTTTTAATGGATAAAAATCTTTCCATGCCCCATTAATTGCATTCTCGATTACTTTTATTTTCTTTTCATCAGTAGTTCCATACTCGTTAAGCTTATTGACTAATCTTTTAACTACTGTTTCTGTTAATGTGTATTTATTTTTATTTCTTACTTCTAAATACTCTTTAAATAATTTATAAATATTATCTTTATTACTTAAATTAGAAATATATATACTAGAAAATAGAAATAAGAAAGTAGAAATACTGTTTTGTTTGTTTTCAGTTACCTTTTCGGTTTGTTTTCGGTTTGTATTGTGGTTTGTTTTCGATTTGTTTTCGGTTTGTTTTTTTGTAGCGTTTTGGTTACCTTTTGGAGCACCTTTTCCTTTACTTCTTAATGCATTATTTTTAGACACATTTAATTGATAACTTAATGTATTAAATATTGCTTCATTATGTCCTGATAAATTAGGTATTGTATCTTTAAACATATAGTCTAAAATTGCTACAGCTAACTCTTTTTTATCTTTTAAAGGTAACGTATCTATTAAAAAATAATAATCTTTAAAAAATGTAAAACTGTTTATTCCATTCACGTGTTACCTCCTATGTGTTATAATTACCTCAGAAAGTGAGGTGTTATTTTTGAAAGATTTAAACATGGATAATTACATCCAACTTGGCTTAATGTTAATTTCAGTGATAAGTATTGTTTCTCCAATAATTGTTTCTGTTATAGACAATAATTATCAATTTAAAATCAAAAAGTTTGAAAACTATGACTTATCAAAAATTAAAGCCTTGGAAACATTTACTCAAAATGCAGGTACTCATATTTATGCTGGCGCAGGCTCAACTGCAAAAGCATTACTTAATTCTCTATACGGTCTATTACCTTATTTTTCAATTTCCAAAGAAGATTTAGATAAGTTTAGTCATATAAATAGTCAAGAAGAATATATAAATTCTGTTCAAGATTTAATTTTTAAATTGTCAGAGCAATTGAAGCCCATAAAAGAACCACTAATAATGCGTATAATCCATATACCAATGCGGCTAATAAAGAATAATTAATTTTAAAGTAAATAACTCCAATTAAACTGACTAATATTAAAATTAATAAATATAGTGTAAACATTTTTACCTCCATTAATTTGATTTCTTTCTTAATTTTTGCTATAATTTTATTGATTTATTTTGATAAATCAATGATTTGTTGTCCGACATTTTGTTTAGCGACTGTGTCGGCTTTTTTGTTGTCTAAAGCTGTTATAAAACATGTTCCAAGTATCATGATTACAAATAATATCATTGTTTTACTTTTTAACATCTCGATCATATTTATTCTCCCCTTTCAATCTTTGCTAATTTCTTTAAGTAATTAATATTTATGTGAAAATAATTAATTACATATTCC